TACACCCATGATATATGTGCACATGAGTGGTAATGACATGGAAAGTGTTGACCAGGATCACATATAGTAAACCAAGTCTTGACAAAATTGACATCAAAAGTGGATTTATCTATTGCAAACTGATCCAAGTACTCAATGGCACATTTCTTCACGGCTCTAAAAAATTGTTCTAGTCTCCTATCTTGATGGACTAAAACTTTACCGTTTAATTCACCTGTTATCTTACCAGTACTGTTGTCAAATTTACCATCATCAAATCCTTTGTATAATATGTTCAAAAAACCAGTAAGTTTCTTCTCATATATGATAAGAGGGAATGCTTGATGAAATTTAGAGGTCGTCTTCTGCACGTACTTCCGAGTAGTTAATATCAAACCTACCGCCAGGATATCTCTTCTCTAATTTTTTAATATTTCCTTTAATTACCTCATCAAAAGATATGTCCAGAGCCATACAAGCTTGTGCCACATACCACATAACATCACCCAACTCAATAATGAGATGCTTTCTATTATCATCGTTCCATGGTTTCCCTTGGAAGACCATCTTTTTAACAATCTCCATATACTCTCCAGTCTCAGCAGCAAGCCCAACGCCAGCAGTGGTAAGGCGTTCAATATTGGCACCCTTTTGGTCAAGTTCAACCAAACGATCAGCAAGATAGACAAAATCTTTAGAACTATCGCTTGTGACAGTATCCACGAAATGACTGTACTTATCAAAATCTATTGTCATAGTAAATTCTTTCTCAAATCTATGTATTATACTTTAAGACTGGCAAATTTCTTAGATAAATTCTCCTCGACTTTCTCCATGTCATCTTGTCCTGAATCAGACAAGTTCTGTTGAGCACTTTGCTCAACATCATACAACCTCATCTTTGCTCTATCAATACCAATTACAAATCTCTTGTTAACTGTAGGATCATTGTACCTGTTCTTCAATTGTTTAACCATTATCTGTCCAAGTCCTTCGAGTTCCTCGCTAGAAATGAGAGCGAACATAAGGTCAGCAGTAGCAGGAAGTCCGAAAGATTCAGATGTGTCGGTAAGGTCAATATCGCTAGAAGCAAACCCAGAACGAGTAGTCTGAGTAGCACTAACAATCGGTAGATTTGCTTCCACAGCAAGACCACGAAGCTCCTCCGCAATCGCCTTGATGTACGAGTAAGAATTGACATTGCCTGCATTGCCTTTGAAACGTGACGACGCACATATATTGAGGTAGTCTATGAATATTATATCAGGTTTGAATGATTTTTTCAAGGCCAATTCATTCAGTAATGATTTGAAGTGACCACAGTGTGCTGATGCAGTAGGATATTCTTTAACTATTAACTTACCTTCAGTTTTCTTAGCAATACTTGTCACCTTATTCTCATACATCATCTTAGGTAACTGATTTAAGTTTTGTATATCACAATTTAAAAGGTTACTATCTATTCTTTCGGCAATCTTTTCTTCTGCCATCTCAAGAGTGATGTACAAAACATCCTTACCTTGGAGTAGAGCAGAGCTAGCAACATGGCACATGAAGAGAGACTTACCCACACCAGTACCTGCAAGAGCAATGTTGAGAGTTTTATTAGGTAACCCACCTTTTGTGATCTTGTTGAAGAATTCCAGATCAAAAGGTATTTTGTCTTCAGTTTTATGGTAGAATTCGTACCTTTCTTCGTAGTCTTCAAGGTAATCGTGACCTATGTGGTTATCGAATGATACTGCTAATGCGTCTGATAGTATAGCAGGTATAGAACCTGCTGCTCTCTGCTCATCATTGCCTTCTGCAATCTTAATTGAAGACATCAATGCGATATACAATGCTCTATCTTTACACCACTTCTCTGTAACATCCAAAATCCAATCAGGTTCAGACTTTTCATCGTCTATGCTTCTGATTACGTTTATTATACTCTTATACTGATCATCAGATAGATTATCTAATTGACCAACTTCAATCTCTAGTGCTTCCTTAGTAGGTAAAGCATTGTACTGCGTAAAATATTTAGATATAACTTCAAACAAATTCTTCTCTAGAAAGTCATTGAAGTATTCTGCCTTGATAAAAGGCAAAGACTTTCTTACAAAGACTTCATCAAGAAGAAGGTTCTTAAGTATTAGGTTCTCTACCCTGTTCATTAAGTTTCAAAATTAGTGGAACTGTTAAAGTAATTCTAGTCTCCGTCTGTACGGGAGAACTATGCTCCATATAGGATGGATATATTATAGCATCCCCTTTGTTTATATACAAGCCAGCTGCATCTTGCCATTCATCAATGACTGCTGGTTTGAATGCTTGAAGCATTGCTCGTGAGGGATGATGTAATGTATCAGATGCTGCACCATCCACTACATCCACGTAATGTATCATAGTATAGTGACTTGGTAAAGTATCAAATCTATCTGTACTTTCTCCTTTCTCTAACACCTTAAGGATGATAGCATCCATAGTTACTTCATGAGTGTCATAACACCCAATATCAGTAAGAAATTGCTCTATCAAATCAGTATATAACTGAGTTAGATGAGGGTTAAATTCCTTTACACCATATAAAAAAGGAGAAACAGATGAGAACCTATTTTCCTTCCATATATTAACACAAAAATCAATATAATCTTGGTTATTTTCTACGTGATACTTTCTAACTGGGATTGCAAATAAATCGTCTCTCATACCTTCACCAAAACACAGTTAAATGCGACAGATATCCTATCTTCTTTTGAATTATTAACGTGTACACCATGACGTAAGTAAGATGGGAACAATAATATCTCACCATCCTTAGGTGCAAAATCATATGCAGGAAATATGTCTGTACTTTCTATCAGATCATCAGAATAACCTGCTATATTAGGGTGATTATAGTAATTTGGATTTTCAAATTCTATCTTACCACACTCAGGTTGACTTTTAATCCACATAACACCTGCAAGATCACAGTTAGGATGATTATGTCCATTGTTAAGTGAACCTGGTGGATTAATATTGATCCACATACCTGTCATTTTCAAACCAAATCCTTCTCTAAATCCACCAATGGAAGCTAGACCTTTGGATAGTACATTTAGTATGGTTGATTGCTTTGTGTGATAATTATTTTGAGACTGCCAACCATTTATATTAGTTGCTGATGTACCTTGTGGATCTCTACCACGTTCACCATAACAGTACCCAATCATTTCATCTTGAAGTTCTGCAAATCCTTTTGCTTTTGCTTGAAATACTAGAGAAGGAAACAGTACTTTAATGTCTGATCCTTGTGTAGTATTTTTATAATCCTCTATGTTAAGAGAGGGAGGTTTCATGCCTGCAAACATTATACTTTCTCCTTTCCATACTTATACTCTTGATTAGATGCCCAATCAAGTTTCTCCATTATCTCTTGTGTGAAATATTTCTCTGGATCCTTAAGTATTGCAGAAGGATATACACTGCTATCACCAACAACGATCCTATTTCCTTTACGCTCAAAGACTCCATATTTTTCTCCTAATTCTAATAGTCCATAATATTTGTCAAGACCTCTAGCATCAAAGTATAACCTCGTTTCTACTTGTGAATTTTCTACTGTTAGACGAGACTTTGCTGCCTTAGCTTTGACAATATTTCCGATGACATTTTTACCGTCTTTCTCTTTTTTCTTCGAGAGGTAAATGATCGTACTAGCAGCGTACTTAAGGCCACTACCGCCACCCATTTCTTTGGTTGGGACGTAAGCACCGACGACATCGTAGGTATGATTTGTGACGATAAGAGGGACATTAGCTTTTCCTAATTTGAGTGTAAGAATTCTGAATATTGCTTTCACAACTTGTGCTCTAGTCATGTCACGAGTGTCTTTACCCTCGGCACTATCTGCTAGTTCTTTAGACGTTGAAAGCATTCCCAATGAGTCTAACACAAACATCATTGGTTTGCGATCTTTTGTGTCCAATGCAAGATATTTATCTAATATCTGTATTGCTTGAGTTCTGAATTCTTGAACAGTAGTTACAGGAACTAAGATCATACGTGAACCATCAATGTTACGTTCATCTATCATCTCTTTGGTGACAGCAGCTTCAGACTCAAAGTACACAACACCTGCGTCTAAGTTCTCAGCAAGATAGTTCTGTACAATACCTAGACAAAAGAAAGTTTTACCTGTACCACTCTCTCCTGCTAGTGCAGTAATTTTATTACTTGGTACACCACCATAGATACTGCCACTACAGAGTGCGTTAAAGATATATGATCCTGTATCAACGAATGAGTTTATGTCACCTACTCCACCTTCGTTCATAAGACCAGCATATTCATTGTCAATTTCTTTAACAATGGTTTTTAAAAATGAAGTCATGAAAATAAGAATTCTAAATTAGATACTTTCTCTGTCTCCCATCCTATCACATTTGTGATGATTCGTAAAGGGTCTAGGAAAGCCTTTTTAAATTGGGCATCACGATCTATCTGCCCTTCCACTCCCAGTTCACGTGGAAATGTATTAAGGAAAGAGATCACGTTTTCGTTATTAACTTTGTTTGGTCGCCTCAGGTAAATGTATTTTATTTTTTCGCCCTCTTGTACGAGTGGGTACTTGTATTCAAGTTTGTTCTTTGCGATATAAAAATTATAAAGCAAAGTTCCACGAACATGTAGAGGGGTGCCCTTTGTATACACGGTTCCTGACGCTTTAAATTTGCGTAACCCATTGACTGACCTAGGAAATGCTATATCTTCAGGCGGTAACGAATTAAATTCATCCTTAAAAGAATTTATAAAGGATTGCAAATCGGTTTCTGTGCCATCCATCATGATGTTAATAGCATCTTTAATGGCAGCACGACATGGTGCAGGTGTCGAAGATTTAACTGCTTCGATCCCCATCATTTTAAGTTTTGGTTTGTTGTATCTTACACCTTCTGAGTCCCACACATTGAGCATGTATCTTTTCTTTGCTGTCCAGATACCACTCGATGCAATATTCTCACGTTTCATGATCATCTTCTGATCATATGCGTTTACGTAGTCGGCCAATTCTTGGTAAGAACTTTCAATATACTTTTCAAGTTCCATCTCACAGACCTTATTAAGGAACGACACAATGCTTTGATCAGTTTTCTCTCTCCCCTTGTATACAGTCTCGACCAGAGGACCCATATTGAGGTAGATACTATCAGTGTCACTAGCAATAA